GCTCTAAGTTGTGCCTGCGCCAGGTTACTCTTGCCCTTCTGCAGGTACCGATGCGCTGTAAGTATGCACTCACGCATGGCTTGAATCTCAGCTGCTTGTGCAGTGATAGTCTTCTGCTGCTGCTTGATTATTGTTTTGTCGTGCATGGTTAGCCTCCGCGTTTTCCCATGACTGAGCACACCAAGGTGCTGTGCACTTAGCGATAGAAAAAATCCCCCCTGAGACGGGGGGCCAAGATCTGCGTAGTTGGAGACTACTACCTAGCTGAGCTAAGTCCTCAACGCACTGAGTCAATGCGCTCAGGACTGGGCACCTCCCGATGCCCGCCACACAACTATAGTGTTAACCGCTTAACAGTTCAAGTCAATTGAGGGGCACACTGACATCAGTTGCTCATTCAAATTCTCAAGGCGTTTTGCTACAGCCGATATGATGGCGTCGACCGCCACATCACGCAGGTCGGGGTCGTCGATGCGGAGCACTGGCTCGGCTCCGGGTTGCTCAGGCGCTACCAGTACGACGGTGCCTACTGTGTGGCCTTGGGACCTTGCCTTAACCACATCGCGGATGGCATCCTCGCAGGCGTCGATGTTCTTGACTAGCTTGTACAGCTCACTTCGTTTCATATTCAAGCTCCTTTGATACTTCGATGAAATTTCTCAAGTGTGACTACTCCAGTTTGGCTTATCGGAGGTGCCGTGGTTGATCAAGGCACCTACCAATGGGTGGCCACCTTTGTAGTTGCTCAGGTTGAGGTAGTACCACTCGGGGTCGTGGATCAGTTTGTCCACGCGCTCTGTGTCGATGGCGTCCCATCGGAAGCTGATCTCCTTGGCTATGCCGTTCTCACTGACATCAGCACGGGAGATCATCAGGGTCACATCCTGATGTGGCATCATCAGGAACTGCGTGGCGTAATCAAGGAAGGTGCGGCGACCGTCCTTGCTGTGCTGGTTGAAGCCCTCAGCATTTGCCATGTGCTGGAGGGTTTTGCTGAACACATATTTGCTGTAGTCGTCTGCGAAAGTGATCATGGTTGTGGTCCTTTTTGTCATTTGTATCGTTGCGCATTTGCACATGGCGGCCTATAGTTGAGGCCCCTTGGTTTGACATACTTCTCCACCCCGATCGGGTCACCGATCGGGGGGTCTTTTTCCCTCAGCAGCACTCCTTCATTCCAGTAGCCTCTCAGGTATTTTTATTTTGACCCCCGCCATGCGGAGGATCACGACTTTGGTTCGCAGCCAGTCCTTGGCACTCTCGTGTGGTAGCTTGGTGTGCTGGCACTCGGCCCTTATTGAGTGCAGCAGGTACTTCGTCCAGTAGCTGTTGAGCAGGTTGACTCTGCGCCGGGCAGAGTCGAGGGGGACCGGCTTGCCGGTCTCGACCAGCGACACCACTGACTTGGTCTCGTCAATGGCCAGCCGCCAGTATTCCCACAGCTCCTCAATCACTTGGCTCTGGGTTGCTTCGTTCATAACGATCACTCAATGCCTTGAACATAGGCTCAAGGTCCTCATGCAAAGTCGTTGTTGGATATCGCAGCTCGGGCAGGATGCCGCTGAGTAGACTGTTCGCCATGTCGAGTGTTGCCTGATCGGCGTCCTCATCCATGGTCACGGTATGCACCAGCTGCAAGACGTGCCTCGTACACACCACCAGTGGTACGGATTCCTCGTCGTCATACTGGTACATGGCCAGCCTCCGGCGCTTCTACCACTACGTGAGGGAGGTTACGGACGGGGGCGTTGCGGTTCAGGTTCACGACACTGACCCAGATACCCGCATCTATACCACCTATCCCCAGCTCACACACAAACGCCATGTCAGGGGACAGTGTGGGAACCGTGTCCGGTGCCCAGCGTTCACGGAAGGGTTTGTAATCCTCATCCGTGACAGTAGCTATTCCGTCGTCGAAGAAGTCGGCTATCGCCCCGCTGTACTCGATTGGTTCGACCAGCTCCAGCACCTGCTCGATGGGGATCGGGTGGTCAGTCTTGATCACGACCCCATTCTCCCCCGCCAGTCTGGCTGCGACCAGCGAAGCAACAATGTCTTGTGTACTCATAGTCAGTCTCCAGTTTTCTGTTGTGTTGTGTTGTGGATTGGAACAGGCGCCACTCCACTACGACTGCGGGGTGGTGCACCTTGCACCACCCAAAGAACCCGTCACCCACCCAGGTATCAGGGTGGGATGCCCAGTCGGACCACAGATTGGGGTGCCTTTCCAGCGACCACGCCCCGAAGTCACGCCGCGTTGTGAAGGTCATTGGCGCAGCCTCCACTCGACCCATATATCCGGGTGCGTCATCCGCCAGTTCCATAGGGCGTACGATCTAGCGAACGTGTCGTCCATCACGCCACCTCGTAGTGGATCACCTCGCCAAACGGTGCAGTGTCCACGCTACTGGTGCTCAGCCACACCGTGATGTACCCCGGTGCCTCGCTCGGGAAGGGTGTGTACATGTCGGTCAGTACCACCAGTACGTCAGGCTCGATGCCCTCATGGTCGATATGGTTGAAGATCTCCCGCAGGTCGGTGCCACCGCCGCCTTTCATGGTAGCCTTGTACGGCAGGTCATCCAGCGTCACGATGTCATGCCCTGCCACGGCGGTGTCGCAGTACAGCACATGCACCACCTCAGGTCGGCAGTCCTCAATGATGCGGTTAACGTGGCCGGTGAAGTGGTCCAGCTCGGCCTGTCCGATTGACCCCGACGTGTCGATTGCCAGCACCACCGGCCCCATCTCAGGTACGTAGCTGGTACCGGGGATGTAGATATCCGATGCGATGTGCCGGCGGTTCGGTCGTGACCAGCTCAGGTCATCCCTGCGGAAGCTCACCATGAACCGCTCAAGGATATCGTGCCACGGGGTTGGCACGTTGATGATCTCATCGACCATGCGCTCCAGTGCACCGGGCAGCTTGCCTTGCATCTTGGCTGCCTGCTTGGCTTGGGTCATGTCGACCTTGGCCTGTGCCTCGGCTGCGGCTTGCTCACCCTCGGTCATCTGCTCATCCAGCAGGTCATCGCCGCAGCCACCGATGCCGCCCTCACCCTCACCCTCACCTTCGCCGCCGTCACCATCATCACTGGTATCGTCGTACAGGTCCTCAGCTCGCATGTCTCGGGCACCGGGCATGGTCACGCCGCCGTCAATGAACTCACCCACGTTGCAGTCAATGAGCGTGTCGTTGATCACCTTGTCGGCTGCGATGTTCCACGCCTTGGCCTTGCGGCTGCCCTGTCGGGCACCGTGCAGCAGCATGTAGTGCATGCACTCATGGGCCAGCAAGAAGACCATGTTCTTGGCGGTCAGCTTCTGCTCCTCCACCCACTCCGGGTTGATGTAGATGTTGCCTGTCTTGCAGGACATGGCCGCTGTCGGGATGTCAGTGGTCCACGTCAGTGGCTTGCGCAGTACGATACTGGCAAAGAAAGGGTGGTCCAGCACCAGCAGGGTACGTGCCTTCTGATACAGCGCCTCGATGTGTGCGCTTGGGGTTACGCTATTCACAGTGCACCTCCAAAGATGTCCATGATGTTGTCGATTGTGGTCTGCGCTTCAGTCGCAGCCTGCTGCCGTGCTTGGGTGTCGCCTCGCAGCATGTCCTCCTTGCCGTGGTACTGGGCAGCAACACCCACCACCTGATCCAGTACCGAAGACATGGCCGGGTCGTTGTTCACGTTCAGTTTCTTCAGCCGCTCGGCTGTCTCCACCACGTTCTCGATCAGGGTGTTGCGGAACACCCCACCTTTCTGGTCAGCAGGCACGGCCAGCTTGGCTGCCATGCGCTGCAGTGGCTCCATCAGCTCGGTGATCAGGTGGTTGGTGATGTTGGCCTCAGCCTCAGCAATGGCCCGCTCCAGACTCATGCGGTCAGCATCGTCGATCTGTACCCTGAAGTCCCCCGTGTTGGGTACCGGCAGGAACTGAATGTCGTGGTAGAACCGGGATGCTATGTCGCTCGGGTAGTCCTCGGGGTTGTACATGATCCCGAGCCGGGCGCTGTCGTGCTGGATCTCACGGAGCCAGTTATCAGCCAACACCTTGAGGCGTTTGTCAGCCTCGCCTCGCAGGTTACGCATGGCCTCGGTGTACTCAAGGTACATGCAGGACGGCAGCAGTCGTGGCCCGTTGTCCGTCCATGGCAGGGTATGCTGCTGGTGGTAGGTATACAGGGCAGACCATGCCTCGGTTACCCGCTTGAACATGGCAGACTCAGCGAGCAAGCGCTTCTTGTAGCGCCCGCCATTCTTCACGCCGGTCTGGTGCTCCACGTTCTCGGTGATCGTCCGGTCCATTACGTTCGGGTCGAACATGCCACGCTTCAGTTTAACCAGCATGGCCTTGTCAGATAGATTGCTCATGGTAGTGCTCCAATTTACTCAGCCGAACAGGTCGGTCTTATTGATTTGCTCGATGTATCGGCGTGCCATGGGATCGGCGACGTTGCGGTCCCGGCGGTAATAGTCGTTGAGCTTCTTGCGCACGCCGGCCAGCTCTATTGCCAGCCGGCGCTGGATCTGCGCCACTCGCAAGAGGTCGTCGTCGGTAGCACCAGGGTGTACCAACACACTCTGCGCCAGCGGCGACATCTCCCTGAACTTATTGGCTGCGGCCAGCCATTTGCGGGTCATGTTGTTGAAGCGTTGCCTGCTCATTGGCTCATCCTCCATGCAACGATGATGTGTGGGTGGTGCTCGTTCACCCAGTCATGCAGGGCGCGCTCATACACCGCGCCGGGTTCGTCTGTGCTGCGAGACAGCGGTAGTTCGCCCGCTGTCCACAGTTCCAGCCACTCAAGGTATACCGGCTCGTGTTTGGTGCTGATATACCAGACCAGCCACTTGTTCATGCCCCACCTCAGATAAAAACATGGTGGTTGTCTACTGCCCATTTTGTGAACGCTGCACAGCTGGTCACGCTGGAATCCCGGGTCATGCAGTCCTTGATAGTCATGGTTGCGAACTCGGTTGGCATGCGCTCAAGGTATTTCATGACCCGGTCGAAGTTATCCTTGGTGGTGCGGTTCGCCAGTGCTGCACACACGGCGTACTTAACGCCCGGATCGGACGGGATCTCAGCCGTGTCCGGCTTCATCATGATGCCGTCGATGTTGGGCATCTTGGCTGCCAGATCTCGGAAGGCCACGTACTCAGCCGCTGCCCCCTCACCGACAAGGCCTTGCACGTCCATCATGAACAGGTCCACCGGCAGGTGGGGGTTGCAGCTGCGACTGACCATCTCCCATGACCGGGGAGTCGGGTTGCTCAGTCGGCTGGGATCGAAGTCGTGCAGCAGGTCAGGGCGCAGACGGATAAAGGCAATCAGCAGTGGGTCGATGCCCGCACTGAATGCCCAGCTGCACCAGTCGTCGAGATGTGCTTCCACTTCGAGGTGCTTCACTCGGTTGCCCAGCTGCGACACCACTCGGTTGGCCCCAGCCTTGTCCTTGGTGCGGTTACCCGTGGCGATCTGCATCACCTGCTTGTCGATGTGCAAGTCCCCGAGCAGCCAGTCCAGCAGGCAGCCTGCTGCTGCGTTCTGCATCTGGGTCACCGCCTGCGGCAGCTCATCCCAGATAATCATGCCCGGCCCTGAGCCTTCAGCGAACTGCATCAGCTCCGCCGGTGGGTTCCAGTGGGTCATGTTGTTGTGTACTGATGGTACTCCCATCAGGTCCACCGGGTCACGCAGTGAGGGGCGGAACAACAGGACCCGGTCCTCGGGCAGGCCGAACTGTTTGGCCACGTCAAATGCCATTGACGTTTTCGCCACGCCGGGCGCCCCACTCAGGTAGATCGCCTGCTGCGGGTTCATCTCGAGGGTGGATTTAATAATCTGCACAGCTGATTGATAACGCATGGTAGTTCTCCAGTGGGGTCTGTGCCCCTGTCATTGGTGGTTGTGTTGCAGTTAGAACAGGCGCACCGCTTCGTCACGGTGCATGTTGATAAAGAACATCTGGTCAAGTCGTTGGGCATCCTCTGCCCGGGGCGGTAGCTTTAATGTTTCCTTCGCCCACTTGATAAACGCCTTCCGCTCCATGTATGGGAGCGTCAGGAACACATGCTTATTCGGTATGGCCAGCGACACAATCCCTTGCTGTAACCGGTTGGCCAGCCACTCGTGGTGTGGACACTGGCGCGCCCCCCCAGTCGACATGTCGCCTGCGTCTGGGGGTGCTGGCTTGCGTATCTGCAGTGCCACGTACTGCTGCTTGACCAGCTCAACGACAAGCTCCACCGCATGGGGGTCGTTGCCCGTGTAGACTTCAATGCAAAGCGAATACTCGTCATCCGCCGCCCCCCCGGGCATTATTCGGCACGATCCCATGCCATACAGGACACGCACCACCGGCAGACCTTCGGCGACTCGCACGGCTCGTGCAAGCAATGATGTGCGGGTCGCCCGTGCCGTGATGACGCCGCTATCAGCCCAGCGCTGGAGGTTCTTCGCCTCCCGATCACCGAGAGTGTGCGGGTCGACTGTAAACTCGACATGCTGCAGCATGCCGACGATTTTATCTGGTATGTTCCAGCTCATGGTAAGTCTCCAATGTCTTGCGTTGTTATAGGTTCTGCAGGGCGGCCAGGGTGTCGCCGCTGATGATGCCCTGCAGTCGCAGCTTCACTGCCCGTGCCAACAGTTTCGCCTGCTCATCATGGTCCAGCATCTGGTATGGCATGACCGCCGGCACCGGCACCCCGAACCAATAGGACAGGACATATAGGGTGGTTACGTGGCGCTGGTACCACTCCAAGCGCAGCGGGAAGTACTCCCGTGCCCGTTGAGCCTGTGTCAGCTCCAGTCGCGCCAGCTCCCATAGCTCGGGGATCTGGTCGACCATGTTGTTGGTGCTCAGGGCCAACGGCACCCGCAGAATGTTAGGTACCTGCTGGTTGCCAAACCGCTTCGGCCAATACCCGCAGACCTTGCCCAAGTCCCCCTGTGGCGGGTCCTGCGTCGCTGCGTTGTGGTTGGTGAACACGATGTCGTTGGCCCCCGTCATCAAGCGCTCCCTGACCGCATACAAGATCTCGTTGGTGTGGCGGCGGGTCGTGGCGCTGAAATCGTGTGTGGTGATGACTGCCAGATCAGTTTGCGGGGTGGTGCCTCGCCAGTACAGCACCACCGGCTCGTTGTATGAGTACCCTACGATGTCCGGCCCGTCCGACGCCTCTCGATCGACATATACCATAGTGTTCCCTGCCCGTGAGGACTCCCACTCGGTCATCCTGCACAGCATGTCGTTGAATGATGAGGCACGGCGGATTCTCTGGCCGTTGACCGAGTCGGGCGGGAATGCCAGCGCCTCGCTGCGCCCCCTCCACCCACGAACCTGCAGGTGCTGTCGATTCTCCGGGTACTCCGGTACGCGTCCGAGTTGTGCGATTGTTTTTGCTGGCAGCGTCTGTCCGAATTTCATGGCTGTTCTCCTTGGTTGTTGTGTTCTGCCAATGCCTTGAGCAACTCGTGGGCGTCGGCCACCGCGTCACACGCTCGACTCCATGATGAGTCGTGCAGCGGGTCTTCGATTGGTTGGGCAGTACGGGCCGCCAGCAGCTGGGTCGCTATGGCCTCCAGCTTGGTCATGTCGCCTGCAGGCAGGCGCCCGTTGAGTTTTGGGTCTCGCTTAATGTGAGTCATGGCTTTTCTCCTGTTGTGGGGGTGCCGTCGCCGTCGCGTGACGGTAGCGTGTACCGCGTGTCTATCTGGTTCTTCATAGCGGCATTGACCAACGCAGCCGCCTCCTCATTGGTCATGGATTCGTGCGGCCAGGGTTTGTCGACGTGGCCGGGGCTCAGGCACCGCCGGATATAGATCCGCCACCATGCCTGCGCGGGCTTGTTTTGTTTAATGCACGAGTGGATCTGGTCCCAGATCGGCGCGGGTCCCAGATGGTCGGCTGTGTGGTCGGTGGCTACTGGCATGACTTCGGGTGTGCCTGGCATACGTTATACCCCACTTTTTCGTTAATGTGATCCTGCCATTCGACCATGGCAAGGAATATGGCGATGATAAGCAGTATACAACTGATCACGACGATCTTCAGGCAGCCGTCGCCGTTCGGGTCGCTGTACTTGTTCACTATGTGACACCTCGCAATGGTTGTTCAATGATTAACACCTGCAATGACTGTTCAATGGTTAGCGGGTGCGGCGGATGTGGACAGGGGTGCCCGTTGTTAACCAATTAGCATGTGGGGGCCAACTGGACAGAGCAACTGGACAGAGATGGGGGCAACTGGACAGAAAAGGTGTTAAATGGACAGACCTCTGTCCAGTTTCTAGGCCGCGTGGTTGCTGGGTTTGAGCCGTTTTTGGGGGCAACTGGACAGAAAAAAATAATATAGAGAGAAAAAATTATGCGGCATGTGACCTGTTAAGCGGCTTAACACCTTGCATGCAGCGTTAAACACTTAGCACCTGAGTCGCGCGCGCGCGTGTGGCGGCTATAATTCTCTGTCCAGTTGTCCAGTTATATTATATTTATTAAATAATATAATAGAAACAAACACTTACTGCATTTTTAAACTGGACAGAGCATCCTGCCTTCTGTCCAGTTTAAACAACTGCTCCTCTGCAGGCCGCATGGCTGCGTTATGTTACTGGACACTAATATACGAACGTCTGTCCAGTTTAACAGGTCGATCCTGTCCAGTTGTTAAACGGTTTAACAGGTCGGTGCCTTGCATAGCTGCAGGTGTTAAACGGTTTAACAGGTCGGTGCCTTGCATAGCTGCAGGTGTTAACTCGCTTAACACCTGTTAAGTGGTGAACAGACGGGCATAGATGTTAAGCGGTATACGCCTAGCCTTGAGACGTACACTGGTTAACACCTGTTGCGTAGTGAACAGGTAGAGGGGGCATTAAGCCCCCCAGAGTTTGGTTGGTTAGCTGGCCTTGCGAGCGCGCTTCGGAGCGGGCTTGCGCATCTGCTGCAGGTGGGCCAGTAGTGCCTTGGCTTCAGCCGCTGTCAATTCGTGCGACTGGCCCCCAATCAACAAGGCGTTGGTCAGTTCGTGTGGCGCGCTGGCTGATACGTCGGCCTTCTTGCCTGCAGAAGGCTTGGCACTTGCAGTGCTGGTTTTCACGGATTTTGCGGTTTCGCCAATCTCGGGTGCCGCCTTAGTCACTGCAGCGCGACGTTTACGCTGCAACGCGTTGCGCTCCTCTCGGTCAGCGTATGCAAACATGACAATCTGCAGGGCCAGTTCTTCGGCCTGTTCTTCCGTAAAGGCCTTGTCACGCTTGAGTGGAATACTCTTGGCAATGTCGCGCACCCAGCCAGGCAAGCCGGTCTCAGGCGCCTGCCACTTCTGCAGCGGCTCCTTGTTGCCGTGCTTGGCGGCATGGAACGCCATGAATGCGACAGACGAAACCAAACGATCACGCATCTTTTCAGCGTGACCACGAATCCAAACGATGTTACCAGTGAACGCGCGGTTATTGATGATAGCCATGGTGTATTCTCCAACTTGATTTTTAGTTATGGGCATGCTCAGGCATACCATGAAAGCCCCGTCGTGCTGGGGCTTTGGTGCTATGTCCGAACTTTATAAACCGCGCGGTTATCCCCGTGCCATTGGGTACGCACCGCGCGGCCGCCTTAGCTTTTACGTAACCGGCTTACACTTGCGCACTTTATCTCCCGATAGTGTGCGCCTTTCACAGCCGCTCAGTGGTAGCGCCGCTGCCAGTGGCAGACTTTTATACTCAGGCTACAGAGTCTCGATCTGGGTCCCTTGCTCCGTCACTGTCGCCCAAAGAGGGCCGCGCGTCAGCGAGGGGATCGAGGGGTAGCGCTGGGACGTGGACAGCAGCCGCTACCTTCACAATAGCGGTTCGGTAAACTCCTTGGCTGGTGGGCAGAGGGTGATGAGGGGTAGGGGGTGGGGGTGGACCAGGGGGGTGGGGGCAGGGGGTACCCTTTTTACGTAACCCGCACAACGCCCCCACCCCAAAATACCCACTTGTTAATCATTATACACCTCACCCGCTACCCCCATTCCACTCACCTCACCCACAAAATTTCCCCCGAAAATCTTGACCTGTTAAACGGCCACAACCATACTGCACGCCATGGATACAGTACCTTTTGACCCACGACTCCCTTCTCTGATTGCCGCAGAACTTGGCGATCCGTACGACCTCGCGGCTTACTGCGGTATGCGCGCGTCGGACTACGATCGGATCAAAGACACGCTGCCGTTCCGATCCGCCCTGGCCCAGGCCGAGAAAGAGCTGAGTGAGAACGGGTACTCCCCGGAATACGCGGAGCTGCTGCAGCTGCAGGAGGCCCAGCCCAGTCTAATTGCCACCATACTGCAGTCCTACCACAACGCCCGCACCACGCTCGACCAACGCTTGAAGATCGTGGAGCAGGTGGACAAGATGATTGCCCGCCGGCGTGATCGCCTGAACCCGAAAGGTGCCGGCCTCAACACCGGTGGTCCGAAGTTCGCTATCAACATCAACCTGCCGGGGGGTGGCAGCATCCAGCTGCAGTCCATTGGCGGGGACCCGTCAGACCTTGAGACCGACTACGAGGAGCTTGAGCATGGCTGACCTGCGCGGAATGATCGGCGCCAAGACGGCGACCGTGGAGGCGCGCGAATATACGCCGCCTGGGTCGTTGGTGGGGTACCTGACCTCGGATGAGTTCATCAACCTGGTGTCGGGTCCCGTTGGCTGCGTGTCGGGTGAGACTGAGTTCCTGACCCCCCACGGTTGGGTGCCGATCGCAGCGTACTCAGCGGACGCACACCCGCAGATCGCCCAGTGGAATGCCACCACAGGCCAGGCCGAGTTCGTCACACCTACGTGCTACATCAAGGCCCCCTGCGAGCAGCTCCTGCACTTCCACCACCGAGAAGGGCTCTCACAGGTCCTCAGCGCCGAGCACCGCGTGGTCTACCGGTTACGCAGGAAAGGGGACAAAGTCCGCGAGAAGACCGCTCTGGAGGTCGCACAGTGGCATTGGCGGAACGGTGCTGACATGATCCGCATCCCGGTGACATTCGCAGCCCCACGCACAATGGGGCTGCCGCTTGACGAGCACCAGCTGCGACTCGCGGTTGCCGTACAGGCCGACGGGTACGCCCCGGCCGGGCGCAAGGCGGTCACGATGAACCTGAAGAAAGCCCGCAAAAAAGCCCGCCTGAAGATGCTGCTGGACAACGCGCAGGTGGCATACACTGAGCACCGGGCAGCACCGGGCTACACTCGGTTCTACTTCACGATCCCCAACCGCGACAAGGTGTTCGGCCCTGAATGGTGGCAGGCATCTGCCGGACAGCTGCAGATCATCTGTGACGAGGTTACCCACTGGGACGGCGGGCACACAGCCAAGGGGCTGGGCGTCTATCGCACCACAGACAAGGCCTCGGCTGACTTCGTACAGTACGCATTCGTGACCTGTGGCTACAAAACATCACTCAACCACACGGGGCTCGTGTGGCAGGTGCTCGTATCCGCGCGCAAGGCCGACCACATCGGCATCGCGGGGCGTCGGAAAGATGGCAGCCAGAGCAGCAACATCACCCTGGTGCCGACCACCGATGGGCACAAATACTGCTTCGAGGTGCCCAGCAGCTACCTGATCCTGCGCCACAACAACTGCGTGTTCATCACAGGCAACAGCACCAAGACAACGGCGTCGATCATCAAGATCGCCTACGAGGCGTCGCGCGTGGCGGCATGCCCGGACGGGATACGCCGGTCCCGCTGTGCCGTGATCCGAAACACGAACCAGATGCTGACGGACGCCTTCCTGCCTGACTTCTTCAAGTGGTTCCCTGATGGCCAGGCCGGGCACTTCGAGCGTACCAACCGCAAGTTCATGCTCCGGTTCAACGACGTGGAGTGCGAGGTGCTGTTCCGTGGTCTGGACGACGCCAACGACGTGCGTCGACTCCTCTCCCTGCAGCTCTCGTTTGGTGTGATGGACGAGTATCGAGAGATCCACCGTGACATCTTCGAGGCGCTGACCGGGCGCCTGGGGCGTTACCCCGACAAGTCGATGAACGGTGTGGGTTGCTGTGATGACAACGGCAAACCGATATTCAAGGTGTGGGGGGCGACCAACCCGCCCGATGCGGAGTCGTTCTGGGAAGAGTTGATGACCAGCCCACCGGAGAACGCGGCGATCTTCATCCAGCCCTCCGGACTGAGTCCCGACGCTGACTGGCTGCAGTACCTGCCAGACGACTACTACGAGAACCTGATGAAGGGTAAGTCCGACGAATGGATCGACGTGTACGTGCGGTCGGAGTTCGGCAAATCCCTGTCAGGTAAACCGGTGTTCCCCACGTTCAGTCGGGACTTCCACGTCAGTAAGTCTACCCTTACCCCGTACATCAGTGTGAACCACCCGCTGATCATCGGCATGGACTTCGGGCTGACGCCGGCCTGTACCATAAGCCAGCTGGATCCACGAGGCCGGTTCCTGACGTTTGCGGAGCTGACCTCATCCAACATGGGGATTACGCGTTTCCTCGCTGAGAAGCTCACTCCGTTGCTCAAGCAGCGCTTCCCTGGCCACCCGGTGATCATCATCGGTGACCCGGCGGGGGCGCAGCGGGCACAGACGGACGAGCGATCCGTGTTCGAGGTGATCAAGAAGGCCGGGTATCAGGTTATGCCGGCCCGGACGAATAACATTGCAGCGAGGATCGCGGCGGTCGAGGAACTGCTGGGCGGTCAGATCGACGGCGGGGCGCGGCATCTGATCGACCCCAGCTGCCGTACACTGATCAAGGCATTGACCAACGGTTACCGGTACAAACTCCGCAAGGCGGGGGACATGGATGACAAACCGGAGAAGAACGAGTACTCTCACTTGAGTGACGCCCATCAATACGCAGCTCTGCACACGACAGCCACGGCTTTTGGTGTTGACCAGCGTCCACAACGGCGGGCTATCCAGCGGATCTCCACGGCTGGCTGGACCTGAAACAGATGGTATACTAGCGCCAACTAGGCGCCAGCTCACGATGAGGGTGAGATATATGCGCTGCCTTCAGAATGGAGAGCACGACATGTTTTACCGCGACCCGCAGAACTTACATGACATGATACGCGCCGTGCTCGCGTTCTCCGCGCTTCTGAGCGGCGGCGTTGGAGGGGGGGTCGTGGGCGGCCGTCATTTCATAAAACGCCCTGGGCGCAGCCTGGCGGTCCTCCTGGCCTATATGACGGTTGGAGGCGGTGTTGCTTTCGGTGTATTTGTAGCCTCGCCATTCATCCCAGGGCTACACGTCACGACGCTCGAGGATGCCTTGTTGGTCGGGTTCTTCTCCGGCATATCCGGGTCCATCGCCCTGGCTGCATCCAACATCGTATTCAAATTCTCAGCCAAGAAATTGGGCATTGATGAAGCCAGCATCAGCATCAAGTTTCAGGATGGCGAAACGGACACCAAAGTGAAGTAACGAGCAGTGAATCCTGGCCAGTTGCCCGATTTGATAACGCTGTTCACAGTTTGGCTGAGGGGGATGGAGTGAAGTGGACCACGCGACATGATCGCCAACTGACCGAGCTGTGGCTTGAGCAGCCAAGCGAGACCATAGCGCAACAACTTGGCGTAAGTCGGAGGACAGTCACCAACCACGCCAAGCGGCTTGGCCTCCCATGCAAAACCGGTCGCCGCTACGACCTGACCCCCCTCCCCAAAGAAACCATCACGCGCCTTGCCAGTCGCGGCCACACGCTTGGGCAGATTGCGTCCGAGCTTGGCCGTGACCGTGGCTGCCTGAGCATCGCCATGCGCAAACACATGCCGCATACATACCGCTGGTTAATCCAGCGATACCGATCAGCCGGGCACGCCACCCGCAGGCGCAACAAGGAGCAGGCTACACACCAGCCAGACGCCCCCTGCCTGCCCACCTGTATGACGGCATCTGCAGCAGCAGGTGCCTAACTTCAAACCGAACGGAGATCCATACCCATGCAAAAGTACATCGGCACAAAAACGATCAACGCCCAGCCCATGACCCGCCAGGAATACAACGACCTTCGCGGCTGGACGGTACCACCAGACGAGAACCCGGCAGATGAGGGCTATCTGGTCGAGTACATCGACGGCGGCCAAGCCAACCACCCGGACTATGCCGGTTATATCAGCTGGTCACCGAAAGCAGTGTTTGAGCGTGCGTATCAGGCCCAGCCAGAAATTGCCGAGTATTCAGCTGATGATGTTGTAACCGAAGAAATGATTAAGGCTCGCGGCCTGAATGCCCGCCGCGTCTCGCTGGATGATCTTCACGACAGCATCGCTGAAGTTCAGATCATCCGCCATACACTCCCAACTGGTAACGTGCTTCGTTTCGCGGTACTGATCCTCGAGAACGGTTTCGCGGTAACCGGTCGCCCGAGTGTGTCCGTGTCGGCGGAGAATGATAACGACGACGTTGGCGTTAAGATCGCTGTCCAGAACGCAGTGCACGAGTTGTGGCCGTTCCTCGGCTTCAAGCTGGTGCAGGATCGTCATGAGGAAAAGCCCACTGCTCCTGCGAGTCCTGGTGACCGGGCGGCAGGCGCTAATATGACCTTCAGTGATGCACTGGTGATGCTGAAAGAAGGCAAGCGTATCGCCCGGGCTGGCTGGAACGGAAAAGGCATGTTTGTGTACCTGGTGCCTGAAAACAGCTACCCGGCACAAACAGACGCGGCCCGTGATTGCTTCGGTGAAATGGTGCCATACAACCCATACATGGCTATCAAGAATGTCAATCACACAGTCAGCACCTGGGTGCCAAGCGTGAACGATGCGCTTGCCGAAGACTGGATGCTACTTGATTAACCCAACACCAAGCCCCGCCAGCCGGGGTTAGTGGCGTGCGGGCATTCACTCCAAATGCTTGCGCGCCTATGGTATGTTCAACGAGATTCGTGGGGGGGCAAATTTGGGGCGACTCGCCGAACGTCCAAGTGGACAGCCGCCCCCCAATACATGGCCAAGGCGTGGCGCAGGCGCGGTAATTTGTGTTCGCGCCCTGTGCTATAGTTGAGACACGCCGCATCGGACGAGGTGAGTTGTGGATAGAAATGACCCCCCATGGTGGGACAAGTACGAGCACTTTGACGCGTGGGAGTTCGACTGCAAACACACAGGCGAGAACCACATGCGGGAAGAGTTCATCCGAAAACTGAACAACCTGCGCGAGGCCTTTGGTGGAGCACTGATTGTTCATTCTGGATGGCGGCACGCGACGCACCCTGCCGAGGCGAAGAAGTCAAAGCCCGGCACGCACAACATGGGGATCGCTGCCGATCTGCGTGTGGGTCCGGGGCTGGACGCGTACCGCATTGTTCAGCTGGCAATGCAGATGGGGTTCACTGGTATTGGGATAAGCCAGCGGAACGGATACCCCCGCTTCATCCATCTGGACATCAACCCCAATCGAAAAGCCGTGTGGAGCTACTGATGCAATGGCCAAGACCTCCGATGGTTGCGGATGCCCGTAACTGGTACAAGTTCACCTCGGTGCAAGCGGCCATGCTGCTCGCGTTCCTCGAAGCCTTGCAGAGCATGCACATGTTAACGCTGCCTCCTTGGGCGACCATCGGGTTGGCGTTGGCGATACCGGTGCTCCGTGTCTGGAAGCAGAACCTGAAATGATTGAGATACTGATCGGAATCATAGTGGCGCTACTGGCCGCCCTGGGCGGTGTCGGCGTAGCAGGTAGTCGGGCGCGGAAGCAGCGTGACGAGGCCCGCCGCGCTGTGCACGAAGTAGAGAATGTCCGCAGCACTGAGCGAAAGGTCAACGAGGCCCAGCAACGTGCACGTAAGGAATCAGAGGATCACCGTAATGCGCAACCTACCTTGGTGGATACTCGCCCTACTGGCGACTTTGGCGACAGCCGGCTGCAGTCCTCAGACAGTGGCACCGGCTCAGGTTCAGTGCTATCCTCCTCCTCGTCCTCACCTCCCGACAGTTGATGCTGGAGAGCTGTGGGATTTAATCGGGCCGCATCGCTTCACTACCCTACGCGACCGTGAGGGGTTGCTGGTAGACTGGGCGCTCGAGATGGAGGGAATGTTGGACGAGCTGTGCGGAGACCCGTTCGATGAATAAGTCACCATACGGGCGACCGCCGCTGGGTTGTTTGTGCGATACATGCTGACAGAGTGCGGATTGATGCTACACTGGTAGGACAAAGCGCATTGGTCTTTAAGGACGGGGCGCCACGACTCATTGCAACAACGGGCGCAGGCTCGGCATTCGGGTTCGGCCTCGCTGATAGGAGCAACGACGATGTATAAACCGAAAGACAACCGCGCCGACAATCGCCGCCATAAGGTGTGCATGAACTCCGACTACTGGTGATCTGAATGTACCGATCCCCAATTCCATTGCCAACCGGGGGCATTGATCAGATAAGTGATGATCTTGCCATTCCGGCCGGTTTTGCACGACGCATTGAGAATGTCGTTATTTCATCGAATGGGGTATTCAGTCGCCGCAAAGGCCGCGCAGTCGTTCGGCCGGGCTACGGCTTCCATAGCATTGCCGAAACCGACCACGGCATTTTGGTTGGCAAAGGTAATGGCTTGTTCCGTATCGACCCTGATAACGGTGAGCCGGAACTGCTGGGTATCATCGAAAACCAGTACCAGCCGCTCGACTTCACCGGATACAACGGTAACACCTATATTGCAGGCGCTTCAGGCGTCTGGTGGATACCGGCCGAACACGACACTCTTTTGCCGTGCGGCGTGAGCCTGCCGGACACCAAGCCTGCCATTTCGGCGCATGAAAACGGCGCGCTGCCTGCTGGTCATTATGCCGTGGCTATGTCCATTGTTTCGCCATGGGGTGAAGAATCACCATTACTGCCGTTGGGACAGGTGGCACTTGAATCAGGTGGCGGCATCATGCTGTCCGGTATTTCAGGTATGGAGATTGATTACTCCATTAACGTGTACCTAACACAAGAGAGCGGCGGGGCGTATTACCTGGCTGAGAAGTTTTCTGCGGCATTCAGCCAGTATCTTGTTGGCACCTTCCCGGACGGCGCCATAACTGAAACCCAGCACTTAAAACCACTGCCAGGCGGGCAGTACATTCGAGGCCGTGCCGGGCGCCTATACGTAGCGCAAGGCAACACCCTTTGGTTCTCCAACCCGATGCGTCCGCATCTTTGCGATGCCGCGCATGGGTATATACAGTTTGCCGGTGATATTCGCTTCATAGAGCCGATCACGACAGGATTGCTGGTGGCCGACAGTCGCGGCGTCTGGTTGGTGGAAGGCGACGACCCGGTATCGTCACGGCTTCGGCTGATCAGCCCAACGCCGGTAATGGCCGGATCTTCTATCCGCCTGCCCGCATCTACTTCATTGCGCACAAGCCTCGCGTCGGCAGCAGTGATCTGGCTATCAAGTGATGGCTACATGGTTGCAACGGAAACAGCGGAGACAGAATGTATCAATTCAAAGCGGGCCCGCATTGATGTAAGCGGGCGGGGAAAAACAGTTCTTACCGACATCCACGGCACGGTTCAGGTAATCACACTGACGGCGCTGTAATACAAAGAGAGGCATATATGATTGATACCGATCTGGTAAAGCATGGCCGCGAGTTTGGGCGATACCTGCGAAACGGCCAGTACGAGCAGACCGACGAAGGCATCCTGTTCCCGGAGGCGAAGGCAGTAGCCTTTGGTGAATATCAGGACCGGTACGGCGTTGAAACCAACCTGATCACCATCGAAGGTCTGAATCATATACTTGATGTAGCCCTGTCCGATCAGTTGAAGAAAGGGCAGTTCTACCTCGCGCTCTACAGCAACAACTACACCCCGACCTCAACCTTGACGGCGGCACAGTTCGCTGCAACGGCTGGCGAGATCGTGAGCGCAAGTGAAGGGTATGCCGAAACCCAGCGGCCTCAGTGGCAGCCTGGCAACCCGTCCAGTGGCGCCATCGACAACTACGACAACAAAGCCGAGTTCAATATCGTGACCGGCAGCGAAGTCGTTATCCGTGGTGCGGCTTTGCTGTCTGACTTTGGCAAAGGCTCAACGAGTGGCGTCCTGATCTCGGCATCGCGCTTCAACCATGAGCGTACTGAGTACAACGGTAACGTGTACCAGCTCGGTTACCGCCTGAGACTGCAGAGCAGCTAACGATGCGCCTGCCGGTCAAGCCAAGGGTTCGGCTATACGGTGATGGGGCACAATCCCTTATCGGTGTAGCCACTAACCTGCTGATGCGGGTCCACCAGGTTGCAGATGCAGCCGGTGTGCCCGTGTATGCGCTTTGGGCGCAGCTTGATGATGGCAGCGTTGTGCGTGCCGCCAAGATCGGCGCAATCAATGTGATCGACTGTTACACCAGTGACAGCGAAGAAAACCCGCTGAAGAAAGACAATCCGACCGAGCGCAGGCGTGTATTGCTGTCACGGCTTCTGTGGGTGCCACAGGGTATTGTCTGCACACCCAGGAGCCGGACCGGGGCCCCAGACGGCTGGGGAATACCTGATGCCACTCCAGGCGGGGCCCTGCCGCAGGTACTGATCAACAAGTATCCGCACAACAACTATCCAGACGTGATATTCCGGCTGCTGAACACCGCTGTCGATGATGATGCCGTGGCCGGTGTGAAGACTGTCATGGAGTGGATCACGGCACCCGGGCTTTACATGGGCTACGAATCAGACCTTGGTGTGCTGGACCTTGGTGAAGAGTCGCCAAACTGGCTGCCAATAACTGGCGGCGAGCAGCCTGTTGGCATCTACGACAACAGGATAACCCTGGACGATGGAGCGTGGCCGGAGGAGTGGCAGGTATTCACTGATCCGCTGCTGCCACTTGAAGTGGCGGAGCGGGCGAGGCTTGGCTTCTACAGGACAATACCGCTCATCACCGAGCCTGAATCAGCTGAATGGCATGTCCACCGTGCTCAACCTGTTGAACTGATGCGGCTGAGCGATCTTGGCGGCATGGAGCCGGAAGAGATCGAAGCGATGATGGCCGACCTTGACCGGTGCATAGTGGTCAATGACGTGATTGCTGACATCATGGACGGCGTGAACAGAATCCGAGAAGGTGAAGGAAAGGCCAGGATACCAGATATGCCGTTGCGTGGGGCATACAGCGTGCTGGCTGACTGCATTATCACCGAGGCAACCGGGATAGGGGTGGCACCGGCCCCGCACGAGTCTGATCAGTACAGAGACGGATACCGTGGATTCCCTGAACGGGTCCGCAGAGCATTGAAAGACCGGGCTGCTGAGAACATAGCCATGGTGCAGGCTGATAGTGTACCTGATGGTATGAGTATTGGCAGCGTGGCTGTAGAAGCATGGAATGAGTCTCCAATCCACCTTGAGAACATACTTCATGCCTGGCCCACGGACGACGACCCGGATCGGTCGTATGCGTCTGCCCCGGTTGCATTAGGTGCCGGGCCTGCAGCTATTGGCGGTGAGACTGCCGGGTTCACCTATATTGCACAGCTGTTCGACCGTACCGATGCATGGCTGTGGCCTAAAGTGGCCCACCATGCCGGTGACTTCGGCGTGGTTGGGTGGTCAAGCGAGAACACCACAAACCGGTACCACTGCAGCACAATACCAAACTCAGGGGCCCTGCCTGGCAGATATGCTGGCCCATGGTTGTTGCTGCTGGCAGGGCGCGTGCAGATCCCCAGATACAGAGATCGTGATGCGCTGATTCTCGGTGCGGCGCTGTGCGGCATGGTTGAGAATGATGGCCAGCTATATGAGTCAGTCCGCGTTGCTGTGCTGTCAGCGGATGATTTCAGCGGAGCCCATGACGTGACGGTAAGCGTTGAAACGTGGGCGCTTCAGGATTTGGCGAGAGATCAGGCTGACCCGATCGCAGAATCGACTTTGACGCTGCCGGCGGGCTCCAGGGTTAGCCGGTTCAATTTCAGCCGTGACGGCTCAAAAGGCGCTGCTTCCGTGTTCTCTCAGACTGGTCCCTATACAGGGCGCAGCATGAGCGTTTACCGAACCATGCTCGCTGAGCAGGTCAATGATTACACCAAGGTGAACCCCGGGACATCGGTACGGATTGCAAGGTTTGCCGGTAGCGGCATCCAGCTCAGCCAAGAGCATACGCTGCTGGTCACGCCGACAGTTCAATGCAGCGACAGGGTCAGAACTTCAGCAGACACCGGACACTTCCCATCAGGAAACACAATCCGGTATAGCCGATACCGGGCTGAATGCCAGGGTGAGTACCTGCTTTACGTTGACTACGATGATGCAGGCAACGAGATCGAAGGGCGGGTGTATGTCGATGTGGTGACTGACCTGGCAGGGTCGTTTGCGATGGATAGCGACACTGATAATATCCCGCTGGTTTCTGTGCAGGGTACCGGCCGCCGCTTTGATGACGGTGAGTTCGATTACAGCTTCATGATTGATCTTCCAGGCGGGCAGGTTGATGAGATCAAGATCCCTGACAGCCGCAGCTACCCGCCGCCGCCTGATGCCATTTACCAGCATAGCGAGTACATGGAGCTGCGTATCGGCAGCAGTACCATTGTGCTGACCGACTTCACCAATACGGAGCATTGGGGCGCAGGGGCTGGCTTCACACGGCTGATCTCTCATCTTGATATGCGCGATCTGTCAAAGGCCCTGATATACAAGTCCGAGTTTGCAAACGGCCAGTGCCGCGAGGTGTGGGAGTTTGGCGGTGCCGAAGTGGGCGAGCCTGTAGAGAACAGCTACCAGCACCCGGATAACTTCCTTGGTGTGCCGAGGTTCATTCCGCCTATGGTTGCTGGTGGCGTTATCCGCCAGGGTGTTGGACGGGTGTTCGTGATACCCGGCGAGGACCACTTTATCAATCACCCGGACTACCCGGACGACCTGATCAACGAGAAGTATTTCTCCGACTTCCGTGTTGCTGTCAACTTCACGCCGGTTGACGGTGATGGTAACGAGATGGGTGTTCCTGCTGATCCGTTCTATGCCGTCCTGTCACCTGACATCAATGAAGGCGGTGCCTACCATAGCATTGCTGGCCGCGGGGCCTCGGCTCATCCTTACGAACAGAGCTGGAGGCTTGCGCCTCGCTGCCTGGTTGCCCGCAAGGTTGCGCCACCGAGCTATCCCATAATCGACCCGGTTGAGCTGGTGCGCAGGGAAAAGATGGAGGCGTTCAGGGGTCAGGTGGTTGAGCATGATGGTGAAACTCTGGTTGCCGTCAAAGCCCCGGTGATAACCGGATGCCCGTATGTTGAGCGAGCCAATGAGGCGTATTGGCAGGCGACCATTCCCGACATAGGTGAAAAATTGGGTGTTGATCATTTTGACGATATTGGCGATATAGGGATTGCGTGATGGCGAAGTGGGAAAGGCACCATAACACCAAGGAGATTTATAGCGGTTCTGTTGGCGGTGATCCGTATATTGAACTGATATATCCACTCGGGAATATTTATTACAACCTACAGTTCCAAAATTACGAAGGTCTTGGGGTATTCCAGCCTTTGGATGAGTTTGGTGGCGCTATCCTCGTTGACAGGTATCATCCTCCTTACTACCAGGCAACATACAAAGCACGAAGCGATATAACTGGATTCGTTAAGATTGATGATTCAAACCTTAATTTTTATGGAGAGGGTGGGAGATTTTTAGACTATAGATTAAGTCCCGCAATGGTTTATTCACTGCCTGAGACGTTCGATACAATGAGGAACGTGATGCTTGATGCACTCATTGTTATCGCAGGCTTCGGGACCTATGCATCATTGCCTTCGACATTCACATTTGAAGCCGTATCGGCTGAGATAGAAAACGAGATTGAACCGCTCGCTGATATTCAGCAGGTGATATCAGGCTTATCTGCTAGATTGGTTCCGCTGTATACAGAGGCAGGCGACAGAATAAATGAAAGGATCGGGGTTTACATAGCATATGATGGTCCTGAATTTGATCTCGATAATCGTGATTCGCATGCGAAATATCGTGTGATATTTAGCGTCTTTGAAAAAGACTTTGATGTGGTAGTGGGTTCATATAAATAGGTAACGGATGGCACTGCAATGGCGATAAGAGTTAGCTCATGGCTTCGCACCGCAATGATGACCAATTACGGCATGGAGCGGATGATGCGGTACGGCCATATCAGGGTGTTTACCGGCAAACAGCCCGAGAGTGCCGACATGGCTGAGACGGGCGACCTTATCGGCATTATCAGCACTGATGGGAAGATACCATCAACAACAGGCGCTGATGCCGGCTTGATGATGGACCCAGGCGAACGCCCGGGCATGCTGGTGAACCGTGAGGGTTGGATGCTCAGGGGCGTAGGTAACGGCCATGCTGGATGGTGGCGGTTTGTTGCGTATGCGCCACTTGATGAGGGTGGTCTGACATCAAACCTTTCACGTATTGATGGATCAGTCGGGGAAAGCCTGGTGCTCCCTGACAGCTACATAACCACAAGCACGCTGGAGCCGATTGACGGCTTCTTCATGTATTTGCCATAAAGCGAGGTGCAAAAATGGCTAAGTTTTCAACAGGTTTGCGTAACGAAATGCTGGCTGGTCAGTCACTCAAGGATGCTCTTGATGGTGGCCTGCTGCATATTTACAGCGGCACCGAGCCCGCCACGGCTGATGATGGTGTGGGCAGTGCGACTCCTATACTTACCCTTTCCGTTGATGGAACAGGAGGAGGGCTCCATTTTGCAGCAACAGCCACCGATGGCGCTCTGCCCAAGGATTCATCCGAGGTATGGAAGGGCGAGATCCAGACAACTGATTCCGTATCATGGTTCAGGTTTGTAGCTCCTGGTGATACTGGGGCTGCGTCCACAACTGAGGCCCGGATTCAGGGCAGTATCGGTGTTGCAGGTACAGACATGCTGATGGCAAACACCACGCTGACAGCAACTGAAGAGTTCACGCTCAACTATTACACCGTTGTTCTGCCGACCCTGTAGACGGGGGGGACTGTATGGACTTGGTAAACTGGCCAACAGTTAATGGAATCGGCGTTGAAGTGCTCCCGGCTGACGGGAGCAGCGACCAAATTGACGACTACGTTTTTTATCTGTACACCTCCGATCAGCTTGTTACCTATGAATTGGATAGTCAGATCAGCGTGGGGTTAGAAAAAACAATACCGCACGCCTGTATCGCTGAGTATCCTTCAGCAGATAACGTGCCGGTATCGGTAATGATTATTTCTATCGTTGCGCCTTCACTGGCATATAACAAGGAAGTCATCGCCAATTTTTACTTCATTGATGCAGGAAAAAGGGTTGATTTTCTATCAATCGTTTACCCCGTACTCAATCAGGGCGAGCAGTATAATTATGATGATGTCCACCACCAGTTCGGCCAGATATTTGTCACGGACGGATCAGGGGGTCAGGTTGAAAGCGGCGATAACATTCTGATCAGGACTGGTGGCATTGAGGTTTCTTTTGCTGATCAGTATGAAGAATTGCCGTTTGTTCCACCTAAACCTGAAGGCAGCAGCTCAGGTCTTACGTGGGAAGGTCAACTTCCCGCACCGGTTCAGCCCGATGAGGAAGGGTTTGGGATGTCTGGTCAGAGAAACACGTATTACAGTTTCTTCAAGTACAGCAATGGTGACAACCCATTCAAAAGTGCTGACACGGACAGGGTTACTGCAGGCTACATTGAACTCATGAAAAACACAGAGTCAGTGAATGATATCGTGTACGGCTTTGGCGAAACGGTTTTTGGGTGATATATGGCAGATATCGTGTGGAATGCTGGTGCGCATAATGAGAACCTGGGTTCAGGTACTGGGGGTGATTCGCTCCGGGTTTCTGGCACCATACCTCAGGGCGTAACCGGTGCGGTTATAGGTCTTACCGCAGAGCCTCAGGTTACACGTCCGGCGCAAATACTTCACGGCATCCAGGTTTCTGCAGGTCGATACCGCGCAGTAGAGATCGGGTCAGCCAAGACTGGATGGCATGACGCGCCTGACCCTATGGCCCGCTACCATGTCACCAGGCTATCGGATCGGGTCATATACTCGGTAGAGACCGAATCCGGTGGTGAAGCAGATATCACCACCACCGGAGTGCCTGTTCCGGGGCTGATATTCCACGAATCGGACTATATTGGCCCTGAGTATTCAGAAGGCGCCGCATCGCTTCTATCTCCGGGTGATTCAGTCATTAATGGCGAGGCTGTCCCCGTTCTGGTCGCCGGGCTTGAGATGAGTTTTCAGCCGCTTGAGGTTGTAGCCGCCAACGGGGCTTCTGCCAGGTCGGTCTTTGAAGCGATGCAGGTATCAAGTGGCGCATACAGAAGCGGAGAGGCGACTGTCGCTTTTGAGCCGATGATGGTTGAGTCAATGCTCGCTGGTGACGGATACGCGTTCGCAACGGTGTCATTCAAGCCAATGCAGGTATCGGCAAGCATTGCTGGCGAGCTGTCGGTTGGTGATGGTGTAACGGCGGTAATGCAGCCTTGTGAAATGCTGGCGGTAGGCAGCAGGTGGATTGAGCCGTCCGCTGAGGTTACGTTTGTTGCGCCTGCAGTAGGGGCGTATCAGGACTCGGCTTACGCTGGTGCGTTCGCAGAGCTTGAGCCTATGCTGGCATACAGTTCTGGGCAGCGGGTGCCAACTGGGGTGAGGCTTGGCATCATACTGCCGGCGATCACACATGAAGTGTTCTTGGGTACAAAGGTTGTCGAGTACGGCTTTGCATTCAACGAATGCGAGCATGCTTCAGCGCGAAACCTGATTGATACGGTACTGGTATCTGATGAGTTTATCGTACTCCGCTCTGATCGCTGGACCGAGGATGGCGCAGCATCTGACGCGCTACAGCACAGCACGGTTGAACGGGTTGAGTCTGCAGCTGATGCGCTGGATGCCTATAGCCATAAAAGCCTGCAACCGGGCGTTACCGAGCTTGCGACCGCTGATAATACGATAGCGCATTACTCCGATATAACCCTTGCCCTGACCAGCACGGCGACCGCATCTGATACCACGGTCAGTACCGACTATGCCATGGTGACAGAGGATGCACAGGCGAGCATTGAGCTGCAGGCAGTTACCGCCCAGACCGTAGAGACTGAAGCACAAGCCGAATCAGCCGTTGAGATAATTCGGCTGGATGATGGCACACTGGTTGAGGCAACAGCTTTCGGCTTTACCGATCTGGATCATTGGCGGCAGTCAGTCATGCTGGTGGGTGAATTTGCGGAGGTTTTCAGCGATTATCTGCACCAAGATCCAAACGCGATTGCGTGGGTTCTGAATCCAGAGACGGCGGCTCTGTCGAACTATACCAATCACCCTATAACCGGTATA